GGTTAACGTTTCGGTCATATCAACCCCGGACAACCCGGTTAATTCTGATTGTGCAAGATACATTTTGTTATAGATCGGCATGATTTCATCAAGGGTAGAATTAAGATAAAATCGAAACATTGCCGGTGTTTCAAAACCGATTTCACGATATGCAAAATGATTGATGATTCTTTTATTAAGAACCGCCCGGTATGATTCATCGAAAATAGGGTAATCGGTCAAGCCAATATCAAAACCCGAATCAATCAGCTTTTTCAATTCTACCGTGTACTTCGCCATTGTCCGAACCCCCTTGATCAACTTTCATTTCAACCCGCGGCTTAACCGATACGTTCAAACCGAACTTACGGTTGATTTCTTCGGCGGCTTCTATCCTACATAATAGCATAACCGCCGCTGACATTTCAATGACTTGATTATTGGCGTTGACTTCATCTGTTAACATACGTTCACGTTTATTTTCCGTTGCGTTATTGTTCAATCCTAAATACGTCAATGCTTCATTCCAGATATTATGTTTGTAATCGGTCAACTTATCCGCAAGGTACGGCGCTTTGGTGTCAACCGACTTGATCAGATCAAGCGGCAAGTCTTTATCCGCAAGAATAAACGGTTGATTCCCGTCATATTGCCGGTATAGGTTTAAAAGCGTTAACCGCAACTTATCATCAACCCGGACAATCAGTGGGGTTTTCATTTGCTTTATATTGGTGTCAATTGTCCGTTCAACTTCATACAACCGCATGGCAAACAACCGTATACTGTAATCAGTCGGTATCATTTGATAATTGTTTCTAATCAGCACAATTTCATCGGCGGTAACTTCGCGGTAAAACCCGCCCAATGCCTGTAGCGTATAACCTACCGGTTCACCGTAATGATTCAGCGCGCCCGACGGTACGCATTTGACTACCATATAACCCAATTCTGAATCATGTATAAACGCTATTCTACCGTGATCAAATAGTGTTGTTTCAAGGAACCGCCGTGATATTTCATTGGGCAAGCCTTGCCATTCAAACGATGAAATTGCCAAACCGCGCAAGCGTGAATAGTAGTCATCAAATGTATATTGGTTTAATTCTGCGGTTTTTGTTTCCTTAATATTCAAACTCATTCATATTACCCCCATGCAACCGTGTTATCCTGTGAATAATCAGCGACTTTATCCCCATCATGCCAGAACGTAACCCCGTTGTCAAAAACCGCTTTTAATTTTTGCATATCATCAACCGGAACCGGTCCGGTTATGTTAACATCAATCGTCTTGACATAATTCCAACAACCGCGCCCGGTCACGTTTGGCACCTTCAAACGGTTAGTTGCATAACCGAACATATCGAAAAACTCATCAATGATTTCCGCATATTCGTATCTAATTGATTTTGGATAAAGGATAAAATCATTTAAACCCTGACTGAAATTAGCATCGGCTGAATTGATATTACCCCGCGATACCGGCGGCTGAACCGATGCAGCGTTACGTTGCAATAGTGCAGACGATACCGCGGCAATACCGCCGCCCGCCATAAGCGCGTTGCCGGTTGCAGCGCCCGCAATTGTTGAAATAGCGCCGCCCGCAATCGCCATTGCGTTCTGCAATCCTTTTGTTGCAACCCATTCTTTATAAGCATCATATGTATAAGAACCTAACGGAAAATTAGATAATGTCAATGCCATTTCAAATTCTTCATCATTGCCAACGCCGTTACCTATTTCATAATTAGCCGGGTACAATTTATAACTACCGTTTGGCAGCGGCGCGCCAATAACGTCAAATTCCGGGTCACCGTCAAAATGTTCCCAAGCGTACGCTATGCCTTGACCGTTATTGTTATGCGCGTATAAATATGAATACGGGAAGGTAAGCAGCTTGCCATTACGCGGTGAATACCCGTCAACCGTTAGCGGCATATCGGGAACCGTTGTTAAACTGATTTTATCTTCAAACTGTGTTGACGGTGTACCCAATGACCCGGTTGTCCCGAATTTGGTAAACTTATTGGGCGCGGTATATATTGCAATGATTGAATCAGTTTTACCCGCCGTTTCAAGTGCATCAAGATAATCAGCAATAAATGACGGTGTTGCCGTTCCCTTTATCCCGTAAAAATACGCTTTGACAAACTGATTTGCGACAAATTCACCATCTGCGGGCACCGCTTCGCTTGATTGGGTAACCATCAATATAGTGTCGAATTCGCCTAACCCCGCATATACTTTTGAACCGTTCTGCACGTATTCACCCAACTCCAACGATTCAGCAACAACATTATCGCCGGGGTCATCGGTCAATGAATGTTCACGGACAACAAACGATTTTAACAATTGACAATCTAAAAACCATGTTTGAAACGGATCTGTTTCAACATAAACATAGGTTGTATTATCGCTTGCCCATTCCATTTTAGTAATGAACGCATAAAACCAACGGTCTGTAAATGATTTATTGCGGTACATGATATAGTTTACATTCCATAAATCGTCAATATTTGCATTTAATGAAATGACATTATCCTTTTTAACGAAAGTAACAAGATCATAGGTTATCACGCGCTTATTATAAAAATAGGAATACTGCGCGGCGCGTGAAGAAAAATAAATCTGATTCTTTTGTGTACTGTCAATTTTGACTGACAAAAAATGAACAATTGAATTCGGTGTAATCATTAGAACATAACCCCCATAATGGGCAGCGGGGTTATCAACCCCGCCGCCCGTTTACAATGGAAAGAGTAATCAAGCGTTGTCATCAACAACAACTTCGATTGTTGCGGTTTTGTTGTCGGTATTGGTGAACCCTTCGGGCAGCGTACCCAAAAAGGCGGTGAATGTATAGCTTGCATCAACCGCACCGTTGAACGTGTCGGTATCTGTCCAGCTTGTAACGGGAACCTTCGCGGCACCGGCGTAAACATACGGGAACATGGCAAGCAATGCGGCTTGAACGGCGGCGGCGTTGGCGTAATCATTGCCGCTGATCGAAGCAATTGAATCGAACGCGGAAATATTGACATCGGCGGTCATGAACGCAACGGCATTGGCGAAATAGCTGAAAGAATAGGTTTGGAAATGGTGCCAGTAATAAGTCCAACACAATGATTTTGCGTTCCAGAATTCAGTCATTTCCGTTTTGGTGTCATAAACCTGGAAGAAAGACCGGTCACACAACATTGCCATGCAGTTGGTAGCAGCGCCAAATGAATCAATTTCAATCATGCGTGAAAGCAAGGTTGTCTTATCCATGTTGAACGCGTGAGCCAAAACTTCAACATCAATTTCAGTTGCAATATCTGACCGGATAAGCAATATCTGATCGGCTTTAGGGGTCCATGTGATGATTGGGTCCTTGTCCGGGAAAACGTCTTTGAACATATTGAAAGACGATGACGGGAACTGGAAAAGCGCTGAAGCGTTGCGAATTGCCTTGACAAATGCTTTTGCGGTTGATTCATCGGTTACCGCGGTCAATGCAACGGTACGCATTTTACCGGCGTTGATTGCATCGGCGACAAGGTTTTTCATTAAAATGAATTCATGATAATTATCGCCGCTGTAAAGCGTGTTGATAATTCCGGTCATCAATTCTTCAAGCTTTGACCATGACGTAAACGCGGTTGCAAGTTGGTCTTTGCTGACTGTGACCGGGTAAGTATCTTGCCGGTTGCGGCGGTGGTACATAACTTCGGTTGAAGGTTTGGATTGTGTAAGCAGCGTTGAACCGGTCCGGTCAAAGGTTGAACCTTCCGCCATGCGTACGAATATTTCTTCAATATCCGAACCCAAAGGCATTGTTCCGCGCTTCAAAACCGATAGCGGGTTTTTCGCAACCTTAACTTGAATGACGGTCAGCGCGATTTTTCCGATAAATTTGTTCAGAAATTCGTTCTGAACGGTTGAATAGGTCAGAATAGGGTTAGCAACTTCGGCAATGTTTTGCCGTGTTGCAAGCGGTACGCGTTCAATGTATTCCTGTGAACCATCTGCGCGAATTCTGTTGATAATATCAATCATAGCCATGTTTAATTAATCCCCCTTTTTAATGTTGCCGTATTCATCAAAGTACGATTCTAACGGCGGCGCTTCTTTGTCTTGCGTACCCGCACCGGGTTTGTTTTCCGATTTGGGCGGTTCACCGATTTTTAAGAATAACGACATATTAGCTTTTCGTAAATTCTCATTGTCGGTTTTCAATTGGTTGATCTCATTTTCGTGTTGAATGACCGTGTTTGTAACTGATTCATAATCGGTGATCAGATCGGCGGTAATTGTGGACAATTCCCCTTGATTCCCGGCATTGGTTACAATCTTTGTCATTACTTCACGGAACTTTTCTGGTAACATAAATACATTAAACCCCCTTCGCTGCAATTGAATGTATTTGTTTGATCAACCCGGTGAAATGGTTAACCATCATTGACCATTCCAACACGCTGACAATGCCAGTCTGTACAATTCCTTTTTCCTTTTGGAATTCCTTTGTCCAATTTTCTGTCATTGGACCGAAAGACAAGTCTTTTTTCCCGTCAATCGGGTATGAAGCACCGTAAACCGGCAGCGCTGCGAAATTCCACTTGACAAGCGCATCTTGCCATAATCCAACGTTTACCCCTTTATCACCTCTTTGCAAACTGTCACCCCCTACATAATCAATATACGGTATTTTGAACCATGCCCGCCAACCGCGATTTTGCAGCGCGGTCATGACTACCCCATAGTCAACCCCGCGTGATTCAATGACCGTTTCAAACCCAACATAAACACCAACGTGTCCAGGTTGCCAAACGCCGATACCCGGTAATTCGGGTATTGTGTTTATATCGCCCTTTTCCGTTGCAAATTCATAAATACCATTACCCGATAGATCACGGCGGTTTTCATACAGATATTGAACAACCCCGTTTTCATCTGTCCAGTAATAAGACTTGATCAAACCCACGCAATCGCCCGCCAATTTGCCAATCCACCGGCGCGAATATTGCAGATAGGTTTTACCGTCTGACATAATACGGTTGTATTTTTTCGGGTACTGTGCCGCCTTTTTCAATAAATACGATTCGGTGATCGGCTTGTCAAAATACGCCCCGTAAACATACCCGGCGCCTAAAAGGTTTTCGCAATGTTCAACTAACCCGTTATTCGTTGGTGTCATCATTGATAACCTTTTCTTTTTCCGTTTTTGCTTTTAAAAGATCAACCGCGTTCATGATCACCGGCGGCAACTTCAAACCCAATAATCCGGTGTTTTCAATGATGCTTATCAATTCATTAAGACAAAACCCGGTAATCGCCGCATTGCGTATAAATTCGGTGCCTAACAACCCATCAAGCGCGTGAGAAATCATAATTAAAAGTAAAATGGCAATTTTCCGACATAACCCGATAAAGCACGTGTAACTGGACAATCCCCCGCTTGCCGTTTTGGGTGAACGTTTGGTGACCGCGACAAGCAAACCCATGATGAAATCAACCGCGATGAAGATAACAAGAATTTGCATGGCAATATCCCAACCCCCCCACAATGCAAGGATTGTAGCGCCTATTGTAGAAATGATGACGTAAACCCATTGTGTGAATGACATTGAACGCAACCCCCTTATATAATAGGTATATTATAAGTAAAGCATAAATCATTGCATGTTGCAATACGTTACACAATTTTAATAAAATAACTGCATTTTGTTAAAAATAATACTTGCACAATGTGCGCGGTTATGTTTTAATAATGGTGCGGGGTATAATATCCCGCCGGGAAGGGGTAAAGATTATGATATTAAATGCTTGTGTTAAATTTGGTAAAATGGTTGATGAAAACAAATGCAAAGAATGTATGTTAACTTGCAGACACGCGGGCGAACCGACAACAAAAGAAAAATTAGATAAATCAACATACGGAACCGCGGAATATTGGAATAATGAAAAGGATAACGCATTATGATATTACGTGATCTGATCGAAAAATTGATCTATTCCACTAAATTTGACGTTTTCTATATGCTGCATAAGCAAACCGTTTACCGTGGTGATAAATTCGATATGCCCGATGATATTCTTAAACATTTCGGTAATAAACTTGTAAAAAACATTGCTTGCCGTCAAGATGGTGTTATGATTATCTGGATTGATTGAAGGGGTATAAAACATGAATCGCAATGAATTTATCATGAATGACCTTAAAAATTATTGGGTAGAAGTGAACCCGGATTATGCGGTAAAAGGCGTACCCGAAAACCTTTTAGCAATTGACCTTAAACCAACCTATGATACGCCGTATTATTCCAACGCTATACACGAAATTGTTGTATATTGGTGCAAGCTGCGGAACTTTAAACTTTTACAATGTATTGTATTGATGAACTATGTTTATTTCATTGTCGAACATGAGGGTATGCAGCGCCGTTATGGTCAAGTTATCGGTAGACTGTTTACCATGTTCAACCGGAATTGGGATTAGGCGCGAAACGCGCTTGACCATATAAAGCGGGGTACGGCTAAACGGTACCGAATAATGGAAGGGGTTTACAATGGAAAACCAAATGATGATCAGAAACGATGACACGGGAATAAGCGCAAGCCTTAACGCAAGATCGGAAATGTTTTGCAGCTTGCCGGCAACGACACGGGAAGAAAAAGCGGCATTGTTTAACGCAATGTCAAACCCAGATGAACGGTTAGGCGATCACATCAATGAGATCATCTTGATCAAAGACGTGTTTGCAGAAACAATCCAACTCACCAATGAAGAAACGGGCGAAATTCAGAATGTGCCGCGAATTGTCTTGATTGCCGCTGACGGTACCAGTTACGCCGCAACATCAACCGGTATTTTTTCAGCATTGAAACGAGTGTTTCAATTGTTCGGTACGCCAACATGGGAAGAACCTATACCCGTCAAAGTGCTGCAAGTCACCCGCAAGGAACGTAAACTGTTAACCCTTGCTATCGCTGAAAACGACAGCAAGAAATAAAGGTAAAAGGGGGTTAGCCGGGCGGGTGTAAAAGCCTTGCCCGGCTTTATTGTTTTATGAAGTCAAGACGGGGTATTTATTATGACCTTGCGTTAACCGAATATACGGTAACGCGTGAACCGTGGAAATTTTATTTTTCATCGGAAATTCACCGGCAAAAATTCCTTGATCAATTTGATACGGCAATTGATGAAATGGATTATCAATTCAGAAAGAAATACGGGTGCCAGTTTAAAATGCGTAATCTTGCCATCTGCCAGTTATACAAACGTATCGAAACACGCGGGTTTTTAATTAAATATAAAGGGGTGAATATTACATCATGGTACAATCTAAAATTCGTTGGCGTCAGTCAGATTATGATGAACTCAGAAGAATTACCCGAAATTTCAACCAACAACGGCGGCGCGAAATAGCACGTAACCCGGCTGCGGAACGGTATTTGCCAAAACCGGTCAGTTTGCGCGAATTGAAAAAAAGCATTACAACACGTGAAGAATATAATTTCTTCAAGCGTGAATTGCCGAAATTCGGTAAAAAGGAAAACCGCGCTGCGGTGAGTACTTCCGGGGGAAAGAAAACCAAATGGGAAATCAATTTTATTAAAAAAGTGACTAAAAAGGTCAATAAACGTAATCAGAATTACCGTAATAAGTTGAACGCGGTAAGGGTGTTTTCAGAAGGTATAGACACGGGTTTTTTACGTGGGCAAATGGGAAACGCAAGATTGAAAGATTTTGAACCGATAGAATTTGATGCGGGTAAATCTACAAGGGATTGGAAACGGTTTGTTCAGTCAATGGAAAGACAATTTTTCCAGAAATATGATGATGACCGTATAGTAACGTGGAAATCAAATTATATCAAGGCAATAGACAATAATTTTTACGGTCCAGAATTCAAGCTGAAACACAATGAATTGAAAGCAATGATAAAGTCAATACCAAATGATAAATTTGGTGAGATCATCAACACGCATGAAGAATTGACAATTGATTTTATATATGGTGCCGATGAAGCAGAAGCGCGGCTTGATCTGATCATTGATCTGTTAGGTTATGAATTGGGGGGTCTTTCATGAAATGTATGTTGCAGATTTTGAAACGACAACGGACCCCGATGATTGCCGGGTTTGGGCGTGGGGCGTTTGCGCGATTGACAATACGGACAATTTTACTTATGGAAACAATATTGCAGCGTTTATTGATTGGTGCAAGTTGGCGAATAATGACCGCGTTTATTTTCATAATCTGCGGTTTGACGGTGAATTTTTACTGTCATATCTGTTGAATAACGGGTTTTCGGTTTTGCTTGACGGTGAAAAGGCTGCAACAAACACAATCAAGACAATGATAAGTGATAAAGGGGTTTTCTATAAAATGACAGTGTATTTTAAAATTAACGGACATAAGACAAGCAAAATTGACTTTTATGATTCTTTAAAGGTTTTGCCGTTTTCCGTTGCTGAAATTGCCAAAGCGTTCAACCTATCCATTCAAAAACTGGAAATTGATTATGATGAATATCGGGCGCCTGGTCACCAACTGACCGATCATGAAATACAATATCTTAAAAATGATATTGTCATTGTGGCAATGGCATTGAAGGAATTGTTCAGTCAAGGATTGGACAAGATGACAACGGCAAGCAATGCGCTATATGACTATAAACAACATATGAGTTATTATCAGTTTATGCGGCTTTTTCCGACACCGAATTATGACGCGGATATTCGCCAATCATACAGAGGCGGTTATTGTTACGCTAAAAAAGAATTGCGCGGTAAAATTCTGCATGATCTGAACGGGTATGATATTAACAGTTTATACCCTTCAGTTATGCGGAATTACCCGCTGCCGTTTGGTGAAGGGGTTTTCTTTTCCGGTAAATATCGTGAGAGTAAAATATATCCGTTGTATGTTCAGATGCTTAAATGCCAGTTTGATTTAAAACCGGGTTATCTTCCAACAATCCAACTTAAAAATAATCTGTCTTTTGTACCTACTGAATATGTTGAATCAACAAATGATGAAATTGTTACAATTTGCTTGACTTCGGTTGACCTTGAAATATTTTTAGAACATTATGAATTGTATAATGTGGAATATTTGGGGGGTTGGAAGTTTCGCGCAAGTACGGGTAATTTTGCAAAGTATGTTGATTTTTGGACAATGAAAAAGATAGAAGCAAAGAAGAATAAAAACTTTCCATTATATACAATAGCTAAATTAATGCTTAATAGCCTTTATGGTAAATTTGCAACGGCGGCAACGGTTCAGAATAAATACCCATATCTTGATGAATCGGGCGTTATACGTTACCGGTTAGGCGAAAAATTGCCTCGTAAACCGTTATATATCCCCGTGGGCGCGTTTGTAACAGCATGGTCCAGATCGGTAACAATCAAAGCAGCGCAAACGCATTATGACCGGTTTGTTTATTGTGATACGGACAGTTTATATTTATTAGGCAATGACCCGCCGCGGCTTGACATTGATGATTATAAATTAGGCGCCTGGAAACATGAAACGAAAATCAAAACAGGTAAATTTCTAAGGTCAAAAACATACATGATTTATTGCAGCGAACCCGATAAAAATGATTATCATTGGAAAATAACGTGCGCGGGTATGCCCGAATCATGCCATGATTCATCGGCTAAATATGACAAGAAATACTTATCGAAGGGGGTTTATAACAAGGTCACATTCAATAACTTCAAGATCGGTTCACAATACCCCGGCAAACTAAAACCAAAACACGTGCCAGGCGGGATTGTACTTGAAGAAATCAATTTTACGATTAATGATCGGATAAGGGGGTTGTAAAATGACAGAAATGTTGGTTACGTTCAGCTTGACAATAACATTAATTGTCGTAATTATTTTAGTTTGGGCGCTTAACGATATTTGGAAAAATGGGGGTTAAAAATGGTAACGTATAAACAATTGGCAAGCAATAAGACACAAATTTGTATACCCAATTCAGATTATAAAATGTTCTGGAATAAGTTAGTAACCATTCATCAGAAATTCGGCGGTCATCGGCTGCGGTATGTACCGGGAAAATTGTTTTGGATTATAAACGCTGATTTGCAATCAATCAATAATGTGTTAAAATGTTTGTAATGAGAACCGGGTAACTGATATTGTTACAAATTAGCGGAAATCACGGGTGAAGAACCCGCCGCGGTTGTTTGGGGTGATTCCTTAACAATACGTTGCCCGGTATCTCATTACTTTAATAAATGGGGTGCCGGGCAATTGTATTATAACGGTAATAAAATTTTGACCCATAACGCATTGTTTAATTTTATCGTCGGTGAACGCGGCGTTGGTAAAACATTTTGGTCAAAAGATTGGTCAATTCGTGATTTTATAAAGACTGAAGGGCAATTTGCATATATAAGACGGTTTGATACAGAATTTTTAACGCTTGATAATTTCTGGAAAGATATTAAATTTAAATACCCCGATCATGAATTAAAAGTAAACGGTAAAGAATTTTCTTGCAACGGAAAACCAATCGGGCAAGCGTTCAATCTTTCAACATCTTTAAACCTTAAATCTAACCCATACCCGGAAATAAACAAGATCATATTTGATGAATTTATCATACCCAATAAAGGCAATACGCATTATCTGCGAGATGAAGTGACTTTATTTCTTGATTTGTATGAAACAATAGCGCGAACCCGTGACGTTAGGGTATTTTTTCTGTCCAACGCGGTTACCCAAATAAACCCGTATTTTTTATACTTTGATATTCGTATTCCGAAGAATAACGGAATTTGGCGCCGCGGTGACGTATTGGTAGAATTGTGTAACAATGAAGAATACCGCGAATTTAAAAGTAATACCCGATTCGGTAAACTTATTGCCGGTACTAAATACGGGGATTATGCAATCAATAACACGTTCTTACTTGATGATGAAACATTCATTGAAAAGAAAACAGCAGCTTGCCGTTATTATTTCAC